TACAGTGATCCTAATTCCATATTTCGTAAAGGTACCCCTATTCATGTAAGAGGGGCGCTAATATATAATCATTTAGTTGCTACAAACAATCTTGAAAAAAAGTATCAGTTAATTCAAGAGGGTGATAAAATTAAGTTTCTTTACCTACGTGAGCCCAATCCACTAGGGACACACGTGATTACATTTGCAAATGAAGTACCTCTTGAGTTCAAGCTTCATGATTACATAGATTATGACACGATGTTTGAAAAATCGTTTCTTGACCCCCTCAACTCTTTACTTAGCTGCATTGGGTGGCAAGTAAAAGAACAAGCCACATTGGAAGGATTATTCGGATGAAATGGTATATTTTTATAGCTGCGGTATTTACAATAGTAATCACAGCTCCCGCACAAGCACAAAAACAAAAACCCGGTGTTTTATATGACGTTGAAATTACAAGAGTAAAGGACGGAGACACGGTAGCTTTTAGAGCTCCTTGGTTACCAGATCCTTTACCTAAAGAGCTCGCAGTAAGAATTTTTGGTGTTGATACTCCCGAAAAAGGTCATCGCGCCCAGTGCCCAGCTGAGGACGCCAGAGGTAAGGCGGCTACCCAATTTGCTACCCAACAGGTTACACAAGCTAAGAAGCGCCAAGTCTTACTTATGGACTGGGATAAATTTGGCGGTCGGGTCTTAGGGGATATAGTTTTGGACGGTAAGTCCTTACGAATGATGTTAATCCAAAATGGTTTTGCAAGAGAATATTACGGTGAAGCTAAACAAAGTTGGTGTAATTGAGCTTGAATTATTTTTTTGGTTATGCTATAATATAAGAAATTAGGAGTGGTTATGTCATTACTTGATAAATTAAAAAAGAATTCTACGATACGTGACTCTGAGATATTAAAAGAGTCTAAGTTCTTTAACGCTAAAGACTTGATTCAGACCCCGGTTCCAATGATTAACGTAGCTCTTTCCGGGCGTCTGGATGGAGGGTTGTCACCTGGGTTAACAGTATTTGCTGGGCCGTCTAAACATTTTAAGACTGCTTTTGCGTTATTATTAGCTAAATCGTACTTAGAAAAGTACAGTGATGCGGTAGTATTATTTTATGATTCAGAATTCGGTTCACCTCAGTCTTATTTTGATTCATTCGGTATTGATACTACCCGTGTATTGCATACTCCTATTACTGATATTGAGCAGCTTAAGCATGATGCTATGGCCCAGCTCAATAACATTGAACGCGGTGATCATGTTATTATCATAATTGATTCAGTGGGTAACTTAGCTTCTAAAAAAGAAGTAGAGGATGCTCTAGACGGCAAGTCAGTTGCAGATATGTCGAGAGCTAAGCAACTTAAGTCTCTCTTTCGAATGGTAACCCCTCATCTTACACTTAAAGATATTCCAATGGTTGTGGTTAATCATACCTATAAAGAAATCGGTATGTTTCCAAAGGATATTGTTTCCGGTGGTACAGGTGTGTACTATTCAGCTGACAATATTTACATTATTGGTCGACAACAGGAAAAAGACGGCAGTGATCTAACGGGGTATAATTTTATTATTAATATTGAGAAGTCACGCTATGTGAGGGAAAAATCTAAAATACCGGTTGAGGTATCTTTTGAGGGCGGTATTAGTAAATGGTCTGGCTTACTTGATGTTGCTCTTGAGGGGGGATTTGTTACCAAGCCTTCCAACGGTTGGTACTCCCGTAAAGGGGAAGAACAAAAGTTTAGAGCTAAAGAAACATACACTAAAGAATTCTGGATACCTATTTTATCCTCTAAAAATTTCCAGCAATTTATAGAAAAGTCATATCAGGTTTCTAGCTCTAGCATAATGTCCAATGATTTTGATGATTTAGACATTGATCAGGAGTATGCAAATGCTGAGGAATGACCTCTATAAACCCTGGGTTGAGGGTGAGAGCTGGGGGGTAGAAATTATTGACGGGGAGTTTAGTGAGGTAGTCATTCAGATTAAAAAGCTAGATTTAAAAGAAGATTCTAGTGGTGAGCTTTCCGTTGATTATCATGTGATTTATAAACCCGAAATTTTAGAGGAAGATTTAGAAAAGAGTGACTTGTTTAAAAACACTTTAGAGATTATTGTAAACGATATTCTGAAAGAAGCCATTGATAACTATGAACAGACTCGAAACAACGATACTGAAAAATCTGATTCATAACGAATCATATATGAGAAAGGTAATTCCTTTCTTAAAAGATCAGTATTTTAGTGACGAGAAAGACAGGGTTGTTTTTAATGCAATAAATGAGTTTATTGCCAAGTACAATAAGCCCCCAACCGTTGAAGCTCTTACCATTACCCTACAAAATAGTAATTTAGTGGAGGGTACTTTTAAAGAAGCCATTGAACTTACCGCTACGTTACGTGTGCATGAGGTAAATGAAGAGAGTTGGCTAGTAGACGAAACAGAAAAGTTTTGTAAAGACAAGGCCGTTTACAATGCCATTCTACAATCTATTAGCATACTTGAAGGTAACGATAAAAAACATACCAAAGACGGTATACCATCTTTACTTCAAGAAGCCCTTGGGGTATGTTTTGATACATCAGTGGGTCATGACTACTTCGATGATTCAGAATCAAGATATGATTTTTATCACAGAATAGAATCTCGCATTCCTTTTGATTTGGATCTATTTAATAAAATTACCCAGGGGGGCTTACCTAACAAGACTCTTAACATTGCACTAGCCGGTACCGGGGTCGGTAAATCCCTTTTTATGTGTCATGTGGCCGCTAGTTGTATAGCCAAAGGTAAAAACGTACTTTATATTACGTTAGAGATGGCTGAGGAGAGAATTGCCGAGCGTATTGATTCTAATCTACTCAGTATAGATATTGATCAGCTAAAAGACCTGTCTAAAAGTATGTTCGAAAATAGGATGAAAAAGTTATCTGATCGAACTCACGGTAAATTAATTATTAAAGAATACCCAACTGCTTCAGCCCATGTAGGTCACTTTAAAGGCTTGTTAAATGAGCTGGCGTTAAAACGATCATTTAAACCAGACATAATTTTTGTGGATTATCTTAACATTTGCGCATCCTCTAGATTTAAGCCTGGTGGAAGTGTCAATTCCTATACATATGTTAAGGCCATAGCTGAAGAGTTACGAGGTCTTGCTGTAGAATTTAATTTACCTATCGTGTCAGCTACACAGACAACGCGTTCAGGTTACTCGAACACTGATGTGGAACTGACTGATACATCCGAATCTTTCGGTCTACCGGCAACAGCAGACTTTATGTTTGCGCTTATTAGTACAGAAGAGCTCGAGCAGCTAAACCAAATAATGGTCAAGCAGTTGAAAAACCGCTATAATGACCCTACATTTTATAAGAGATTTATGATTGGCATTGATCGTGCCAAGATGAAGCTTTTTGATCTAGAATCTTCAGCTCAAAAAAATCTTATAGATTCCGGTGCAGACTCAGATGAGACGTCAGCTCCCGATTTCAGTTTCACAAAACACTTCAAACCCAAAAAAGACTTCTCAGGTATAAAAATATAAATAACCAGAGGAGAATTCGTATGTTTCTAGCAGGCGAGATCAACCAAATTTTAGAATCTAAAAAAGATAGGCTAACTAAGCCGTCTTCATATTTCTATATTTGCGACGTTCTTAACAGAGCATTCAAAAAACCGCTGCCATTTAGATTTAAATACGAAACGTACAAAGACTATAAACGCAATGAATACTCCGTATCCGGTCTTTACGATATGGATGTTAATACAAAGTATGTAATTTTTAATCTATCTGAAACCTGTAAAACTTTGCATATAAATGAGAGTCGTTGGCGAGAGTTTAAATTTTCTATTTCACAAGTATGCCAGCATGAAACAATTCACCAGTTACAATGGCAACATAGAGACGGGTCAGAAATGGATAGATCTTCACTTGAATTTAGAGAATCACGAAGACCAAGATCTGAAGAAAAGGAGTATCTGTCAGATTTTGATGAAATAGATGCTTACGCGCATGATATTGCTATGGAAATAAAGTTTTACTATCCAAAACATCATCCCTATAATGTTTTAAAAACCCTCAATCAACGTAAGAAACTCTGGTCTTATTCTTACTACAAGAAGACGTTTAAAGGTGAGAACTGGGATCCCATTAAAGCTCGTCTTCTTAAGAAAACTTACCTCTGGCTTCCTTACGTCCAAGTATAAGGACACAATATGCCCTGGTCGGACATAGCGCAAATATTATTATTGCTTGGCGCCTGTTTTTTCTGCTTTCTCTGGGGAAAAATAGCAGGCGTTACTGGTGTTGTGAACTTGTTTTTAGAAAAACGTCTTATTACGATGGACGATCTTGACAAATTAGATTAGTAACGTAACAGTTGATTTTTTTCATGACCTATCATATAATATAAATGTTAGGAGATTATATGATACAGACACAGAATAGTTCAAAAGCTCGTATAAAAAACGACACCGTTGGAAACAGCGGACTTAAACAGCTCTACCAGAGCTTTGAAACTCAGAGTTCTGAAGAGTTTCGTATTACATGTATTTCTATCATAGAACAATCTTCAGGCAAACGCACAACCAAAGATCGGTTTATTACTGAACTTAATAATGCTAAAAGCAAAAATACTATGCTTATTAAGGTAAATAATTACTTAATGGCCGGCCAAGGTTACGGCGTTTAATTTACCAAAATACTTGATTTACGTTTTGGTTTGATCTATAATTTTATATTGAATGAGGAGTTGGTGATGTCTAAGTTTACCGTAGCCGGTGTATCTATTAACGAGGGTCGAGTTAAGGTTCGCTTTTGCTCGGACTTAGTCCTTCGTATCAAAAATCTACAAAAGCAAGGTGACACTGATATTCAGCTGGTTGAGTTACCTCAGCCGATGGATAAGTGGCATGCTTGTGAGTTTCTTCTCAACACCGGTCAATTTACTAAGTACGTTTCTGAGATTGTTGAAATTCAATCTAAGAAAGAAAAAAGTAATAAGCCTAAAATTACATTTGTAAGGCCTCTTGTAGATAAAGAAGTTGAGCAACTTAAAGAACTTATTGTTGCTTAATTTCATGGGTATAACAGGAAAGACCGCCGCCTGTTATACTCTTTTTTGTGGCGGGGCATTTTCACATAAGGAAATAGATAATGTCGATTCAAACTAAAGTACTTAACGTACTCAAAACTGGCAAGCAGTTCTCTGCTACCGCCATCGCTAACCAGCTTCGTACTACTGAAGGTACGGTTGCCGCGCGCATCTCCGAGCTCCGCTCCATGGGATACGCCATCTACAGCAACACTGGTAAAAACGGCTTTACAGCCTACCGCCTTGGCCGGCCTTCGCGCGCTATGGTAGCTGCAGCTTTCGCTGCTCAAGGCAGCGCCGTTTTCAACTAATAGTTGAAACAAACAATCGAACACCGTCTTTATGATGCTAAAAAGTGTTCCCGGATGTCGTAACCGGGGTTAATAAATTTCGAACATCTGTCCTTAGCTCAGCTGGATAGAGCAACGGCCTTCTAAGCCGTAGGTCAGAGGTTCGAGTCCTCTAGGACAGGCCAAACATTATGCCGTATATATCAAAAGAAAGCAGAAGAATACTTCAGGGCGCTTACTTTAAACCTGAAAACGTAGGTGAATTAAACTATCTTATTTCTTATATTTGTAACGAGTATATGAACCAAGAAGGGTTGAGGTATCAAACAATTAATAATATAATCGGTGTATTAGAGTGTGCCAAACAAGAGTTTTATAGACGTGTTGCTACCCCTTATGAAGACTTAAAAATACTGGAAAACGGTGATGTATACTCCACAGAGGTTGTCAGAGAGAATAATAGAGAAGAGAAGGTTTAATGTTTCTAAAAAAGAAGACAGAATACTTGCTTACAAGTTCCTAATAACTTATTCCTGGAGAGGTCTTACACCTTCCAATTCTTGTCCTTTTTTCTGTGAATACCCTTATATTGAAATACCAGCGATGTTAAAGGATAAGATAGTAGAGTTTTATAGAAACAAAGAGATGAAAGATATAAATATTGAATAATTATTTATGAC